AATTAATTGGATCTTTCAACCACTAGGTATAAATACTACCGATAAATATTTGGACAAAAATTTTTGGCTGGATTCCTCAGACCGATTAATGTATGAGGGCAAAGCACCTCAACTTTCTGACACCAGAGCAGCCAGAATGCCCGCCTTTTTTGAACATGCAAACACAAATCTCCCACAGTACGCTTAGTTTCAATTCAGAGAAACTAGAACAATTAATTGAAGATTTAGATCTAAAATTTCCACCTCAAACCATCCATCCAAAAGAAGAAATTAATTCTATTATGTATAGGGCTGGTCAACAGTCAGTAGTAGAATATGTAAAACAATTATTAGAATAAAATGTGTATAGACTTTGACCCTAAGTATAAAATGATGGATAGTCCACCTCCTATAACACCAAGGGTAGATCCAACTACAACATTGCCTACTAAAAAAGAAGTTGTTGATCCTAATCAGACAGCTGCTTTAAAGTATGGTACAAGTCAGAAGAAAGCTGGACCTTCTGCTGGTAAGAAAACAGGTACAGATGCATTAAAGATTAATCTTAATCTAGGATCACAAACAGGATCAACAACAGGAGGAGCAAATGTCAAGCAAGGCCAGTGAACGATACAGTCAGCTATCATCAGGACGTTCTCAGTTCTTAGATACAGCTGTTGAATGTTCAGAACTTACCTTGCCTTATTTAGTACAACATGATCTAAGACAGAAGAGTGGTAAGGTACATCTAACACAGCCATGGCAATCAGTTGGAGCCAAGGCTGTTGTTACATTAGCAGCTAAATTAATGTTAGCATTGCTACCACCACAGACGAGTTTCTTCAAACTACAAGTCAGAGATGATAAGATAGGAGAAGAATTAGATCCAGCAATGAGAAGTGAATTAGATCTTTCTTTCTCTAAGATAGAGAGGATGATATTAGATTACATTGCTGCACAAAATGATAGAGTAATAGTACATCAAGCATTAAAACATCTGATTGTATCAGGTAATGCTCTTATCTTTATGGGTAAGGATGGACTCAAGCACTACCCACTCCAAAGATATGTTGTCAACAGAGATGGTAATGGTAACGTAATTGAAATAGTTACTAAAGAAATAATAAGTAGAAAGGTACTAGGTATTGAACCTAAACCCTCGTACCCTAATGACCCTAATAGACAGGGAGCAGGTTCAGATGAAGACGACGCAGAAGTATACACATGCGTTAAGATGGAACCCAAGAGTGGTCGTTGGATGTGGTACCAGGAAGTAGATGATATGATCATCCCTGATAGCCGCAGTACAGCACCCAAGAATGCAAATCCATGGTTAGTTCTTCGATTCAATACAGTAGATGGAGAGGACTACGGACGAGGTAGAGTAGAAGAGTTCTTAGGAGATCTTAGATCACTTAACGGACTATCACAAGCTCTCGTTGAAGGGTCAGCAGTAGCAAGTAAGGTAGTATTCTTAGTATCACCTTCAGCTACAACTAAACCACAGACACTATCTAAAGCTGGTAACGGTGCTATCATTCAAGGTAGACCAGAAGATGTAGGAGTAGTACAAGTAGGTAAGACTGCTGACTTTGCTACAGCTTCACAGATGATGGTAGGTTTAGAAAAAAGAATAGCAGAAGGTTTCTTAATACTTAACGTTAGAGATTCAGAACGTACTACAGCAGAAGAAGTAAGGATGACTCAGTTAGAGTTAGAGCAATCCCTTGGTGGACTGTTCAGTTTGCTGACTGTAGAATTCCTCATACCATATTTAAACCGAACGTTGCTAGTACTCCAGCGATCAAATGAGATACCTAAGTTACCTAAAGAATATGTAAGACCACGTATCGTAGCTGGTGTTAATCAGTTAGGTCGCGGCATGGATGCTCAAGCATTGACACAGTTCATGGGTACTATAGCTCAGACATTAGGAGCTGAAGCTATACTTAAATACATAGATCCTTCTGAAGCTATTAAACGATTAGCAGCATCTCAAGGTATAGATGTACTTAATCTTGTTAAGACTAATGATCAGTTACAACAAGAAATGCAGCAAGCTCAACAACAGCAAGCTCAACAATCCTTAGTAGATCAAGCAGGTCAACTAGCAAGTTCTCCAGCAATGGACCCATCTAAAGATCCTAAAGCTGAAGAAAGAATAGATAACTTAACCCAATCAGTACAACCACCAGAGTAAATGGCAGAAACATTAACAGTAGATCCTACACCAGAAGCAGAAGTAGCTGGAGAAGTAGAAGGTGTATCCTTAACAGCTGAAGAGCAAGACTCTCTGCAAGTAGGAGAACAGATACAAGAACAACAAGAACAGTTATTTGCTGGTAAATATAAGTCAGCAGAAGAATTAGAAAAAGCCTATGGAGAACTTCAAAAAAAACTTGGAGAAAAAGGTGATGAAGATAGCGAAGAAGCTGGGGACTCCGAACCAGCTGAGTCCAAAGAAGATAGCGAAGAAGCGGAAGAAGCTTCACAACCTTCTGCAGCAGCTGAGTTAATTACATCAGCTTCTAATGAGTTTAGTGAGAAAGGAGAACTTACAGCTGAGACTATAGCTAAGTTCTCTAGTATGAGTAGCCAAGAATTAGTTGAAGCTTACATGAAAGTACAAGCTGATCTACCAAAGTCTTCTCAAGAAGCAGAGGTAGCAGACATCAGTACTGCTATGGTAAATGAAGTTAAGAATGCTGCTGGTGGAGAGACAGCATATAATAATATGGTACAGTGGGCTGGTGAGAATTTACCTCAAACTTCTATCGAAGCTTTTGATAGTATAGTAAATTCAGGTAGTGTAGAAGCTATCAAACTAGCAGTCTCTGGACTCAAAGCACAGTATGAAAACTCAAATGGATATGAAGGTACAATGTTAACAGGAAAAGCACCCACTAATACAAAGGATGTCTACCGTAGTCAAGCAGAACTAGTTGCAGCTATGAGTGACAGAAGGTATGATAGCGACCCTGCTTATAGGCAAGATGTTATCGCAAAACTAGAACGATCTGACAACTTGGAGTTTTAAACATGCCTGGTAAAGACGAACAAAATCAATTTGAAAAAGAATTTAATGAGGCTCAAAGGAAAGCCGCAGAGAGAGCACGTAGAGCAAAGTATAATCCTGACGGTACACCTAGAAACACTGGACCTAACGAAAACTAATGGCACATCCTTATGATCCTTATATACCTACAGAAGATGATAAAGAGTATATGAAGGAACAATATGATAAGTTAAAGAAGAAGAAAGGTAAAGGTAAAGGTTTAGCTCAGAAACCTGTGCTAGATTCAAAAGATATTTACGGAGCATAATCATGCCAGTAGATTACACAGGTATCCCAAACTCTAGGGATCTAAAAATTAGAGATGCTATGAAAATTAAAGATAAAACAAAAAGATTAATAATGCTTAAAGCTATAGCTAAAGGTTCATAATGACTGAAGCTAAAAACAACATCAGAAGGTTAAGTGAATCAGGACATGTTACTATACCAGATCCTAATAACCCAGGACGGTTAAAGATTATTGATTCATTAGGACCACAAGTTAAAAGTAGATACAGCGGTAAAGGACCAAAGCCTGCATAAGTGTATCGTGGCGACCTGAACTTTCATCCTCGCCCATTAACTTACTCATTAATTTAATGAACGACACAGAAGTAATTGCACTTCAAGCACCTATTGAATACACTATGAACGACAACGCTGAATTA